CGGTACAGACGGTAATATTAAAGGTAAGTGTGGTACGTCTAAAGATAAAAAAAACCCAGACAGATGTTTACCTAGAAGTAAAGCGCAATCGCTTAGTAAAGGTGAAAGAGCGTCTACAGCCAAAAAAAAGAAACGCGCAGGAGCAAAAGGAAAAACGGTAGTAAAAAATACAAAACCCGCTACTGTAAAATTGCGCGGAGGTGGGCTTGCTAGAGGCAAACGGTCTATTGCTAAAGGGTGTGGACAAGTAATGAGCAATAGACGTAAAAAAACACTTTATGTTTAAGGTATAAACAATGCGTAAAAAATACGGTAAGACTAAAGAAATAACTAAACGGCAGAAAGAAACACTTAAAAAACATTCTGTACATCATAGCAAAAAACACATGTCTGAAATGAAAAAAGCTATGCAATTAGGAAAGACTTTTAATCAAGCCCACAAAGACGCTATGAAAAAAGTAGGTAAATAATGACTACATCAGGTACTACTGCATTTAACATGGAGTTTACAGAAATTGCTGAAGAGGCATTTGAACGCGCAGGGCGTGAAATGCGTTCAGGGTATGATCTAAGAACTGCTAGAAGGTCTATGAATTTGTTAACTATAGAGTGGCAAAATCGTGGAATTAATATGTGGACTATAGATAATGGAACTGTAGATCTTGTAAAAGGCCAAACTACTGCTTATGACCTTCCTACAGATACAGTGGATTTGTTAGAACACCAAATACGAACTAATCAAGGCAATACAGCTACTCAGTCTGATCTTACTATAAGTCGTATAAGTGTAAGTACATACGCTTCAATTCCTAACAAGTTAACACAAGGTAGACCAATTCAAATTTATATAGAGAGGCTTCGTGATCGTCCTAAGTTTCATGTATGGCCTTTACCAGACAATAATGACTACAAACTATATTATTGGAGAATGAGGCGTATTGAAGATGCCGGTAGTGGTGTGCAAACCGCAGACATGAATTTTAGGTTTTTTCCTTGTTTAGTAGCAGGGTTAGCTTACTATATATCTCTTAAACTGCCTGAAGCTGTAGAGCGCGTACCTATGCTAAAAGCAATGTATGAAGAACAATTTGAATTAGCCGCAGCGGAAGACAGAGAAAAAACTTCTGCTAGGTTTGTACCTCGTATGAGTTATCAATAATGAGTAACAGATTTGCTTCTAATAAAATAGCCATAGCTGAATGTGATATTTGTGGATTTCAGTACAAATTACGAGAGTTACGTAATTTAATTGTTAAAGATAGAGATACAAACTTAAAAGCGTGTATTGAATGTTGGGAGCCTGACCATCCCCAATTAAAATTAGGAGAATTTCCAGTAGATGATCCGCAAGCAATACGTGATCCTAGACCAGACCGAAGTTTAGGAGCATCGGGAGATAATAGTAGTAGAGACATATATTGGGGTTGGAACCCTGTTGGTGGGGGCGCAAATCCTTATAATTTAACACCTAACCCTCTTCAAGCTGTTGGAGCTGTAGGGGACGTAACTGTAACAACTTCATAAGGAAGAACAATATGGCACTTAAAGGTAAACAATATAAGCTAGATAAAAATAAAGACGGTAAAATTTCTGGTGAGGATTTTAAAAAAATGTCTAAATACAAAAACGGTGGCCCAGTTAAAGCGGCTACTAACCGTAAAGTTAAAATGCGTGGCGTTGGAGCAGCAACTAAAGGTATTTTTTCTAGAGGGCCAATGGGCTAACGTATGAATTACACTGAGTTAAAAACTAACATTCAAGATATTTGTGAGACTAGTTTTACAAACGACCAGCTTGCTATGTTTACTCAACAGGCGGAACAAAAAATATATAGCGGTGTGCAACTACCCGCACTTCGTAAAGTAGATGAAGGGCCAGTGGTTCAAACAAATAAGTTATATACTTTACCTAGCGATTATTTGTATACATACAGCCTAGCTATTATAAGTAGTGGTACTTATACCTATTTACTAAACAAAGATGTTAATTTTTTACGCGAAGCATACCCAATCAATACCAATGCTCATTACGGAACACCCAAATTTTATGCTTATTATAGTGATACTAAATTAGAATTTGCTCCAACACCCGATGCTAATTATGAAATAGAACATGTTTACGGATATTATCCTACATCTATAGTTACAGCTAGCACTACTTGGTTAGGCACAAACTTTGACTCTGCGCTATTAAATGGGGCGTTAGTAGAAGCTATAAGATTTATGAAAGGTGAGCCAGATATAATAGCTAACTACGAAAAAATGTATGCTTTATCTATGGGATTACTTAAAAATATGGGTGATGGCAAACTACGAGAAGATGTGTATCGTTCTGGACAATACAGAGTTTCTCCAACATAAGGCAGTATAGATGGCATTAACGCAAACATTATGTACTTCGTTTAAAGTATCCCTTTTTGATGGGGAAATGGACTTTAGTGCTGATACAAATAATGTATTTAAAATAGCTTTGTTTACTTCTACCGCGTCTCTAGACGCTACCACCACTGCATATTCCAGTGCTAATGAGGTTTCGGGTACAGGGTATACAGCAGGTGGAAAAACACTTAGTATAGATACTAACCCTACATCTACAGACACAACAGCGTATATAGGGTTTTCAACAGTATCATGGCCTAGTTCAACTATAACTGCGCGAGGCGCGTTAATATATAGGTCATCAGGTACTGGTAATAATGCTGTGGCAGTATTAGATTTTGGGGTCGATAAACAAACTAATAATAGTACTTTTACAATAACTTTTCCTACGGCGGATAAAAATACCGCTATTATACGGATAGCTTGAGGTTAATTAAATGGCAACTGGATTCACTACAATATTAAAACTAGCCTTACCTGTACAGGGCGAACTTAGCGGAACATGGGGCACAGTAGTAAACGACAACATTACTCAGATGGTTGAAGAGTCTATCGCTGGCCTAGCTACTATTAATAGTTGGTCAACTAACGCTCACACATTAACTACCGCTAACGGCACTACTTCTGAATCGCGTTGCGCAATGCTGTCTTTAACTGACACAGGAAGCTCATTAAGCGGAGCAGCTTCTGTAGTATGCCCCGCAGCTACTAAAACTTACATTGTAAAAAATTCTTGTGGTCAAGCAGCAACGTTAAAAACAGCAAGTGGAACTGGTATCGCCGTACCTAACGGTAAAACTATGTTGTTATTTTGTGATGGAACTAACGTAGTTGAGGCTGTAGATCATGTAGTTACTATGTCTGCGGGTACTCTTACCATAACTGGACTTACTACATTTGCTTCTTTAAAAGGAGCCGATTCGACTACAGTAACAGGTATACTCGACGAAGATAATATGGCAAGCAACAGTAATGTTAAACTTGCTACTCAACAATCAATTAAGGCTTATGTAGACTCACAGGTTGCTACTTCAGATACTTTACCTGAAGTCCTTGCTAATGGTAATACTACTGGTGGGACAGATGTAGCGGTTTCTACAGATGACAAAGTACAGTTTCGTGACTCAGCTATCTATATAAACTCTAGCACTGATGGACAACTAGATATTGTTGCAGATACAGAAATTCAAATAGCCGCTACAACCATTGATATTAATGGCGCAATTAACGCTAGTGGTGAAATTATTGCAGCTAGTTTAGATATTAGTGGGGATATAGATGTTGACGGCACTACAAATCTTGATGTTGTAGATATAGATGGCGCTGTTGACATGGCTTCTACGCTAACTTTAGCGGGGAATGCAGACTTTAATGGTGATTTAGATGTTGACGGAACAATAGAGTTTGATGCTCTATCTGGTACAGGATCTGTTGCGGTTACAGATATTGCTGATGAAGATAACATGTCTTCTAACAGCGCAACTAAACTTGCTACTCAGCAGTCTATTAAAGCTTATGTAGACTCACAGGTTGGAACGGTTGATACCCTAGCTGAGGTTTTGGCTAATGGTAATACCACCGGATCAACTGATATAGAGGTAACTTCCGCACAGAAAGTTCAGTTTCGTGATTCAGCTATTTACATAAACTCAAGTACTGATGGACAACTAGACATTGTTGCGGACACTGAAATTCAAATAGCAGCGACAACGATTGATATTAATGGTGCGATCAACGCAAGCGGTGAGATTATTGCGGCTTCCCTAGATATTAGTGGTGATATAGACGTAGACGGAACTACAAATCTTGATGTCGTAGACATTGATGGTGCTGTAGATATGGCAAGCACTTTAGCTGTTGGTGGCGTTGTCACTGCGAATGCCGGTGTTGTGGTTGATAACATCACAATAGATGGTCAAGAGATTGATGTAAGTTCAGGTGACTTAACGCTAGACGTTGCAGGAGACATTATCCTCGATGCTGATGGCGCAGATATTAAATTATTAAATGGTGGGACACATTGGGGTTCTATATATACTAATGCAACACCTGCTAATTTATACATACAAAGTATGATATCTGATGGCGATATTTATTTATCAGGTAGTGATGGGGGTTCAAATATAAATGCCCTTGTTCTAGACATGAGTGCGGCAGGAGCCGCCACGTTTAATTCAACAGTAACAGCCAATGCAGGTGTAGTGGTTGATAATATAACTATTGACGGAACTGAGATTGATTTATCTTCTGGTGACTTAACACTAGATGTTGCAGGTGACATTAATCTTGATGCAGGTGGTGGTGATGTAATATTTAAACATGGTGGTGCGTTAAGAGGTCACTTGAAAGGTGGCACAAGTGCAGAATTTGAACTTAAGTCTTTAGAAAATAATGCCGATTTTGTAATTAAAGGTGTTGATAACAATGCTGAAATTACAGCCCTCACCCTTGATATGAGTGAGGCAGGTGCGGCTACGTTTAATTCAACAGTAACCGCTTCTGGTACTTCAGTATTTGCTTCTTTAGATATTAGTGGTGACATAGACGTAGACGGCACAACCAACCTAGATGTCGTGGACATTGATGGTGCTGTGGATATGGCAAGCACTCTAGCGGTTGGTGGCGTTGTTACAGCCAACGCAGGTGTTGTGGTTGACAACATTACTATTGACGGGACTGAGATAGATTTAAGTTCTGGAGACCTAACGCTAGACGTTGCAGGAGACATTATTCTTGATGCAGATGGTGGAAACATACTTATTAAAGATGGAAGTGTTGGTACTTTTTTAGACATTCAACAAGACGCAAATGGTGCTGAACTTGTTACAAGAATATCTGATGGTGATTTTAAAATCAGAGGGAATGATGGTGGTTCAATAATCACAGCCCTCACCCTTGATATGAGTGCCGCAGGGTTTGCAACGTTTAATAGTGGGATTTCAGTAGGTGATAATGCTACGTTTCTTGGCTCTCAAAATACAATAACAGCCGATGATGGATTTTTACGAATAGAAGAAACTGACGGTACAGATATAACCTACTTAGGTGACATTACTGGAGCAGGTGTTGGCGGTCTATTTCTTTATAATCATGGGGGTTCTGGCGACACAATACTTAGGGCTGATGCGGCTTCTACTATTGCTCATGGTTTAAGTGTTGGTGGTGCGGCTACATTTACGACAGCCGATAACGACCCACAGCTAACACTCATTTCTACAGATGCAGATGCTAGTGTTGGGCCAGTATTAAAACTTTACAGAAACTCTGCAAGCCCTGCTGATAATGATGCTTTAGGTAGGCTTTTATTTACAGGGGAAGATGACGCAGGTAACGAAGCGACTTACGCTAGAATTGAAACAATCGCAACAGATGTAAGCAACGGCTCTGAAAATGCCAAAATGGAATTTTATGTTGCAATAAATGACACGTTTAATCCAAGTCTAACACTTGAAGATACAGGTGCGGCTACATTCGCAGGAGCAATTACAGCCAACGCAGGTGTAGTAGTAGACAACATTACAATAGATGGCACTGAAATAGATTTATCTTCTGGTGATTTAACATTAGATGTGGCAGGTGTTATAAATCTTGATGCAGATGGAGCAGAAGTAGCATTTAAAGATGGTGGAACACATATTGGTAGTATTATTAATAATAGTAGCGATTTTGTATTTAGGTCTATAGTTCAAGATAAAGATGTACTTATAAGAGGTAACGATGGTGGTTCTGCTATTACTGCTTGTACTTTTGATATGTCTGAAGCAGGTGCCGCTACGTTTAACGATTCTGTGACTATCCCAACAATCGCTTATGTTGGAACGTCTATTGTTCATCAAGGCGATTCCAATACGTCTTTAGATTTTGGAACTGATACACAAACATTTTTTGCAGGTGGTACGCAAACGCTTGATTTAGCCTCTGGAAGCGTGGTGATAAACGAGGGTAGCGCGGATGTAGACTTCCGTGTTGAGTCTAACAACAACACTCATATGTTGTTTGTGGATGGTGGTAATGACAGAATTACAATAGGCGGTAGTGACGGAACAGGAAGTCTTCATGTTAAAAACAAAGATAATAGTGGTTCTGACGTTCATGTAGTTGTGCAAAATACTACTAATAACAGAATAGCAGGTTATAAGGTTCAGGATGAAAGCGGTAATACAGGTATCAATCTTTTATACGACAACGGAGCAAATACCGCAACACTTGAATCTCCTATTGGTGACCTAACAGTAGATGGTGCAGGAGACATTATTCTTGATGCTGATGGTGGGGATATTCAATTTAAAGATGGTGGAACTCTTGTTGGTGCTTTGGACTTGACAGGCGGTTTTGCAATTAAAAGTTCTGTTTCTGATGCAGATTTTTTTATTCAAGGCAATGATGGTGGGTCGGCTATTAATGCGTTAATTTTTGATATGTCAGCGGCAGGTGCGGCTACGTTTAATTCTACAATAGCGGCAGGTGCAACAACATTTACAACAGCCGATAACTCAAACGTCCTTACACTTATATGTACAGACGCAGATGCAAACGCTGGACCTAATGTTAAATTTTTTAGAAACTCAAGCAGTCCTGCTGATGGCGATAATTTAGGTAGAATAAGTTTTGTTGCTAATAACGATGCCGCAGAAGAACACAGCTTCGCGAGAATATCCGCCACAATTACAGATGCAAGCAACGCCACAGAAGATGGAACTCTTGAGTTTGCTACGAGTGTCGCTACCACAGAAAACGTGTCTCGTATTCTTATGGGTGCTACTGAAACAGTAATCAATGAAGACTCAGCAGATTTAGACTTCCGCGTTGAGTCTAACGGCAACGCTAATATGTTGTTTGTGGATGCGGGTAATGACCGAGTCGGTATCGGGACGAGTAGCCCCGGAAAATTGTTCACGATAGGAGAATCAGCAGATGGAACTAAACTAAGATTAAACAGAGCCGGTGTTTCTGAGTGGGATTTTTCTATTGGAAATACATCTACATTGAGTGGCGTGGGTTCTGGTGCTTTGGAAATTCTTCCTCAAAATGGTGGAACTGCCCAAGAATTAGCAATTGGCCCTGCGGGAGGAGGCACGGCTTATGTTCATGTAACAGCTAGTGGCGTGACCTTTTCAGGTTCTATTTCTAAAGGTTCTGGATCATTTAGGATTGACCATCCTCTACCCGCCAAAACAGATACTCATCACCTTGTTCACTCGTTTGTGGAAGCACCACAGGCCGACAATATTTATCGTGGTAGCGTTGATCTGGTGGATGGCGTTGCGACTGTAAACATTGATACAGCGGCAGGTATGACTGACGGAACCTTTGTTCTGTTGAATACGAATGTACAATGCTTTACATCAAATGAATCAGGGTGGACTGCAATTAAAGGTTCTGTGTCTGGTAACACTTTAACAATTACAGCACAGGACAACTCTTGCACCGACACAATCTCATGGATGGTGGTAGGTGAGCGTCATGATCAGCACATGAAGGATACTGATTGGACTGATAGCAACGGTAAAGTAATTGTAGAACCCGAAAAAACTTAAAGGAGAAAGAAACATGGCAATAACAACAACTTGGAGCGTCAACGACATGACGCATATGGACTCAGACGGAGGAGTAATCCTTGTCTATTGGTCATTGACTGCGAATAGTGATGGCACTCCCTCGTACACTGCTCAAGAGGGCGGTAAATTAAAGCTTACTTATGATGCTTCCTCATCATCATTTATTAGTTATGATGATTTAAAAGAAAGCGATGTATTGGGATGGGTGTACAATAGCTTGATTGAAGGCGAAGAAACTGCTGATGAAGCAAAAAAACGAATCGAAGATGACCGAACCGCAAAAGTTCAAGGTCAAATAGATAGGGCGGCAAGCCAAGCAACAGGATTGCCTTGGGAATAATATTTATTAATAAAGGAGAAATATCATGGCAGTAGTGTGGAGCATTACAAATTGTGAATACACAAACGACTCAGACAAAGGTGTGGTTCATGCCGCATGGTCTGCAACAGACACCGATGGTGATTACTCAGGTACAGTATCTGGCATGGAGTCCTATACACCTGATCCTAGCGATAGCGGTTATGTGGCTTGGGATTCACTTGATGAATCTACGGTTTTATCTTGGGTACAAGCAACTCTAGGATCTGATGGAGTATCAGAAGTTGAAACAAAAGCAACTGCCAAGTTGACGGAGGCGAAAACGCCATCCACTGCTTGGGGAGTGGCTTGGTAATAAGTTATTAATTTTTAACTAAAGGAGCAATAAAATGGGTAAAAAAGAAAAAACCCCAATTGTAATAAATGAAGTTGAGTATATGTTAGAAGATATGGCCCCAGAAGATAAAGTAATGGTAAATCATTGTGCTGATATTGAAAATAAAATGCAAAAGATGCAATTTAATATGGAACAATTAGCGGGCGGTAAAGAGTATTGGATTGCAAAATTAACGCAATCGTTAAATGCAAAATCTGAAAAAGAAGTTGAGGCAAGTTAAATGGCTACAGTCAAAGAGGCGTTAATTCGTATAGAAGCGCATGAAAAAGAATGTTTAGTGCGTTATACCAATATTGAAAAACGCCTTGATGACGGTAAGGCTAAAATGGACAGGCTTGAGCTTATGTTATGGGGTATATACCCTTTTATTTTAGGTGCTATTGTTATATCAAAAATAGTTTAGGAGATAATTATGTCAGAAAATACAATTAAAGTTCCTTCGTGGGCAGTACCCGTGGTAGCAGCAATTATACCTGCGGCTATTGCTTGGGGAAGCATGCAAGCTCAAGCTCAAGCAACAGATGAAGAAGTTGCAAAGGTGTCAAAAGTAGTAGAAAAATTAGAAATTACTACTACAGATACTACAGTTCGTAGTAAATTAAACGAACAAGCTATACAAACTATTGCCGATGGACTTGCTGCTCAAACTGAAATTAGTAAAGCAACAGACCAAAAACTTGGAACGCTTATTGAGCTTATGCTTAAAGAAAGGCGATGAATTTAAAACTAGTTATTGCATTAATTATTGTCATGGACGGGGCAGAAGTTAATGATGATAGAAAAACTTTTTTTAAAAATCCACAACATTGCGAGTGGGTGGCTCAAGAATTAAGCAAAGACAGAAAACATTTTCAAGGGTTTGATCATGCTTTTTGCCGCCCAGAGTGGGTTGCAGCAGACACACCTATAACTAATGTTAACGTCATACCTTTGCCTATACCTGAGAATGAGGAATAATGAAAACAAAACTTTTATTTTGTTTGCTTTTAGGAGCATGTACTAATATTAATCAACCTAAGTTTGAGGGTGAGTCTTTATTAGATGTAGACACATTTTATTGTCCTAAAGACAAGGTTAAATATTGTGAAGGAAGACATAAAAATAATTTAGAATGTGGATGTGTGACTCAACAGTCTTTAAACCAAGCTTTTGAATTTTTAAGATGAGTTGGTTAGAAGACTACAACGGGGACGGAGCTAGATGGTGGCACATTATAGTTTTACTTGTACCAATAATTAGTTTTATTGTTTATGCTTTATTTTTTAGTAGTGGTGTAAAAGAGTGAGAATATGTTAGAACAACTAATAGGCCCAGTATCAGGGTTACTTGATAAGTTTATTGAAGATAAAGATAAAAAAGCCGCTTTGGCTCATCAGATAAGCACTATGGCAGAGCGCCATGCTCAGGAGCTTGCGAAAGGTCAGCTTGAAGTCAATAAAATAGAAGCTGCCCATAAAAGTTTGTTTGTTTCTGGTTGGCGGCCCGCAGTTGGTTGGTGTTGTTGTTTAGCCTTACTATATAATACTATACTATCACCAATACTAGGTATTTGGTTTACCGTGCCCGCCGTGGACAGTTCTTTGTTGACAACCATTTTGATGGGTATGTTAGGTATGGGAGCTATGCGTTCGTTTGAAAAGAAGAATAATGTAGCAAGAGAAAAGTAAGATGAGTCAATTTATATATTTTAAAATAGAAGATTTTAATTGCCAAGAGACTGGCGAAAACTCTATGGATAAAGATTTTATCCACGCTTTAGATCGGTTAAGGGCGGCATGTGGGTTTCCTTTTATTATAACAAGTGGCTTTAGATCTGAAAATCATAGTATAGAAAAAAAGAAAACAAAAGGAGGCACTCATACTAAAGGTATTGCTAGTGATATAAAAGTGTCTGGTGGTTCTCAACGTGCAAAGATTGTAAAGCATGCGTTAGCTATGGGCATGTCTGTTGGAGTCGCAAAAACGTTCGTGCATGTAGATGTGCGTAAAACAGAACAAATGTGTTGGTGCTACTAACTACAGGCTACCCAAGTAATGGCGCTTAAAAAATTAACATTAAAAGCAGGTATTAACCGAGAGAACACTAGATATACTAGTGAAGGTGGTTGGTATGACTGTGACAAAATACGGTTTCGCCAAGGTACGCCGGAAAAGATTGGTGGGTGGAGGCGTATATCTACAAACACGTTTCAAGGTGTGTGTCGTTCTATATGGAATTGGGTAACTCTTGGTAGTCAAAATTTAGTTGGCGTAGGTACTAATTTAAAGTTTTATATAGAAAATGGAGGAGTTTATTACGACATAACTCCTTTACGTAAACCAGCTAGTAATTTAACTAACCCTTTTGCAGTAACACAAGGTTCTACTACTGTGGTTGTTACTGATGCCAGTGGCGGATATCTTGCAGAAGATTTTGTTACTTTTAGTAACGCTTCTGCTGTAGGAGGGTTGACATTAGATGGCGAGTTTCAAATTGTAGAAATTCTTACCACTACCACATATTCAATTACAGCTTCTTCTGCGGGACAATCTTCTGCTACAGGCGGTGGCACAGTATCCGCAGCATATCAAATTAATGTTGGCCCTGCATTCGCTATACCTTTAGTAGGTTGGGGTGCATCAGCTTGGGGTTTTGGTCAATGGGGTACAGGTTCAGAATCTGTAGAAGACCTTAGGCAGTGGAGTCAAGCTAATTTTGGTGAAGACCTTATATTTGGCCCTCGTGGAGGCACGTTATATTTTTGGGATGCTGATGCATCAGGGGGTTTAAACTCAAGAGGAGTAGCGTTATCTTCTGTTAGCGGCGCATCTAATGTACCTACTATACATAATTTAACTTTAGTATCAGACATAAGTAGATTTGTGTTTTGTTTTGGTAGTAATGAGTTAGGCGGCACTACGTTAAATCCTATGCTTGTGCGGTGGTCAGACCAAGAAGACGCTACAAACTGGACTCCTTCTGCATCTAACCAAGCAGGTGATTTAATACTATCTAACGGAACTGAAATTGTTGCTGCTAAACAAGCCCGTCAAGAAGTATTAGTTTGGACAAATTCTGCTTTGTATTCATTGCAATATGTTGGAGCACCTGCTGTATGGACTGCGCAGTTAGTTGGTGAAAATATATCTATTGCGTCTCAAAACTCTGTAGCCTATGCAAGCGGTAAAGCCTATTGGATGGGTAGAGACAAGTTTTATGTGTATGATGGACGCACACAACCTCTACGTTGTGATTTACGTAAATTTATATTTAATGATTTTAACACCCTTCAGTATCCTCAAGTTTTTGCAGGTACAGTAGAGTCGTACCATGAAGTGTGGTGGTTTTATTGTTCTAGCGAGTCTACTGTAGCAGACAAATATGTAGTGTATAATTATTTAGATGATATATGGTATTACGGAAACATGTCGCGTTCTGCATGGTTAGATTCTGGCCTTAGAAATAATCCTTTAGGAGCTACATATAATTACAATTTAGTTGACCACGAAGAAGGTGTAGACGATGAAGAGACTGCAAACACAGCAGCTATAGCAGCGCACGTTGAGTCTGCACAGTTTGATTTAGATGATGGGCATCAGTTTATGTTTATATGGCGTGTTATGCCAGATATTAGTTTTGATGGGTCTACAATAAACTCTCCTAGTGCTTCTATGTCTCTATTACCTTTAGCTAATTCAGGTTCAGGATACAACGACCCCTTATCTGAAGGAGGATCAAACAACGCTACTGTTACAAGAACAGCTACAACACCTGTAGAGAAGTTTACAGGTGAAGTATTTACCCGTGTACGTGGTAGACAAATGGCTATAAAGATAGAATCTAGCGCAACTGGTGTGACTTGGCAACTAGGTTCTCCACGAATTGACATGCGACCTGATGGTAGACGCTAATGCCTCCTGTAGATAATACTAGATATGAAGTGCCTTTCCGCGCCCCCGCCCTGCCGTATCCTCCGAAAGAGTATAATGCGTTAGATTTTGAAGAGTTTAATAAAATACTACGTATATACTTTAATCAGGTAGATAATGCATTACGAAATGCTTCGCTTAATCAACAAGCAGAAGCTAATACTTGGTTTATGGGATAATGGCTAATACTTATACAAATGCAAAAGCAGACCTAACTACTACTGACGTTACAACTTTATATACTGTAGCTAGTCTAACTACGGGTATAATTAAATCTATATTGGTCTCAGAAGATTCTGGTAATGCTGATACTATTACACTTACTATAACTAATGGTACTACTGTGTATAGTTTATTTAAGACAAAAGCCATAGGCGCTAACGCCACAGTAGAACTACTTACTGCCCCCCTAGTATTACAACCAACCGAAATATTAAAAGTTACTGCTGCCACCGCTAATAGGTTACATGTAGTAGCAAGCATCTTAGAGATAACTTAATTATGAAAGTTGTAGACAGTAAAAAGAAAAAATTATCTTTAGCTGAAATAGTTATCATGCATATGGATAATGTAGGTACGGGTGATATTCCTATGGAAGCAGCTATGTTTTCTGTGTTTCAAGAGTTTCAAATGAAAAATGCTATGTCTGTACAGTATGGAAACACCGTATTTGGTGGTCACAGTGAGCCTAATGGTACTCAGATGTTAGGTAGAGTATTTAACGTAGACACCGCTGAAAACTACATAAATAACATGCTTAAATTTGCAGCAAACATTCAAAAAAAGGGTATAACGCATTACCTTGTTACTTTTGACAAAGAGTATGGAAAACAAATTCTTCCTGTATTAGCTAAATTAAAAGAAGCTTTATCGCCTTTAGGAGGTAATGTAGGAGTAGGAATTAGTGAAGATGAAGAAGACTATATGGTATTTGTTTTAGTACCTAAAAAACCAATTAAGCGAGTCGCATAATGTCTGGTGTAGTAAAAGCGATAAAAAAAGTTGGTCGTTGGATTGATGATAATATCTTTCAGCCTATTAAAGACATAGGTAGTTGGATTAACGAAAAAATTTTTAAACCTGTAATTAAGTACGCAGAAGCACAAATACAAGCCATTCTTGACGATCCTATAAAAGCTATAGCTCAGGCAATTGCGGCTGCAAGTGGCAATCCTGCTGCATGGTTAGCGGTAGTAAATGGAGTAGATGCTGCTATTGCGGGTGAAGATATAGACGGTATTTTAAAAGCTGCCGCTAAAGGTTATGTTCAAGGTAAAGCAGCGGGGTATGCCGAAGAATTAGGAACAAAAGTAGGGACTAGAGCTGGAGATGTATTTGGAGATGTTGTAGGTGATGTGGTATCTAAGGTTGTAACTTCAGGAACCGAACAAGCTATTAACGCTATAGCTGATGGTAGAGATCCACTAGAAGCCTTTAAAATGGGCGCTATATCTACTGGAGTTGGACTGACTTTAGGCAAAATAAATACCGAGTTAGGTGGTAAGTATGAAGAATTACCTGATGTAGTTAAAAATGTAATACAAGCTAGCATAACTGATTTAGTTATAAATGGTGAGGTTAGTGATCTAACCCTAGCTCGCGCTATAACTAATAGTGTAATAACTGCTGAAGCAGTAGATGAATTCTTAGACAAGATAGGTCTTGGGGACTGGACACCCGAAGATGCAACTGATCGCATGAACGAAGGTACTCTAGGTACTATAACATCTGTAATACAAAACACCGTAGCTTACGCTGCCGCAGGAGAAAGCGGAAGTGATGCTTTTGGTAGAACTTTAGTAAATCGTATAGTTACCGAAGCGGTTAGATCTTATAAAGACGGAACCTTGTTTGAAGACATGCAAGACACCTTTGATCGTTTATCTGGTAAGTATACTGCGGCTAGAAAAGCAGCAGAGAATGTAGATGATTTTGCAACAAACCATGTTGCAAACGTTGAAGAATGGAATGAAATAGGTAAAACAATAGGTGACGCTGCTACCGAAGTACAAGCTCTAGAAGATGCAAGAGATGCTGCAAGAGATGCATTTAGTAAAGCTATGGAAGATGCAAAAGATGCTATGAGAGAAGGTGGTGTTCCAGACGAGGATCTTTTAGAAACATTAAGAGAAGCCGGGGAAGCCGCGGAAGCAGCATTTAATGATGCTAGGGCAACTTTTGAAGATAACGTAACAAATGTTTGGGAACCACGTCTAACGGAGTTAGAGGAATCATTTGAAAATGCCGAGGCAGAGTATAACTCATTAGTAGAAACCTATACTAAAGCATTAGATGAGTTAAATGAAGCTACTATAGAGAGTAACGAAGAGCTAGCGCCTCGCATAGCGTCTCTTAATGAGGCTGTAGCAACACAAATAGCACCTGATGCAGATTGGGAGTTTTACCAAGAACAAAATGGTTTTGATACTAAAGAAGAAGCTATCCAACATTACCTATCTGAAGGTTTAGCATCTAACGCGCCTACTACACAAGCTGCTTTAGACTATAACAATAAAATAGAAACTCAAAATGCACAAAACCAAATAGTTCAAGACGTACTAGATAAAACTCTTGGCGATGGTGGAGAGCGTTTTGAGGATATGTCTCTTGCAGACAAACAAAAAGCCTATGAAGCTTTAGCAGAGATGGCAGAAAAAGAAGGCGTACCTATAGAAGAATTAGATGTAAATAACGATAGTCAATTTGCCGGAATAATAGATGCGTTAGCATTAAATGGTTTTTTACAAGTAACTAGAGATTCAAATGGACAGATTACCAATTATACACGAATTATATCTACTGACCCCATTGAAATTAATTACACTGATGGACTTACTAATAGTGATTTAGCTAATGGCTCTGCGGCTCTTGTATACAATGATGAAACAGGTAAATACGACACGGTATTTGTACCTCAACAACCTAAAGTTTATAACGGCCAAATAATCGCGCAAGACAATAATGGCGAGTTTTATATAGAGGAAGGTCTTACAGGAGAACAACGAAGGTACGTAGATGGTACTACTGGGGCGCTCTATACAAAAGATGAAAACGGTGTTCCTATACCTGTTACTAACCAAGAAGGTGAAATCCTTAATATAAATAGCGGTATATTCCTAGACTCAGACCCTTCTGAAGACACAGATCCTGAAGCAGAGACAGAAACGTTTGGACAGTTTATTAATGACAATACTTTAGGAGATACACTACAAGATTTGGCAGAAAATAGCCCTCAAGACTTTGTTGATATTGTAAACGAAGGCAATCTTGCAGACACAGACAACCCAGACTACACACCTCCCAGTTGGTTGCTAGAAGCTTTACAAGACGGCGCAAATTATTTAGCTGGAGAAGGAAAATGGGAAGTTAAAAATCCCGCTGCTGATTGGAAAAGAAATTTTTATGCTAATGGAGTTAGAGCGTTTGCGGGCATGATAGATTCTTTTGGTGGTTTAGTAGATAGATTTAACGAAGATGACCCTACAAAAGGGTCAATAAGAGACTTTGCTGCGGACATGGAAGCTGTAGGAAAAGGCGCTCTTACTGAGGGTTATAACGACTCTGTTACTAGGATGCGAGAGTTTCAAGAAAAACTAAAATCAGATCGAGTAGACGACCCAAACACTCCTATAGAATATTATGAAGAAGATGTATATTACGAAAATCCTAAAACAGGAGAACGTGTATTACTATACGAAGCGGGTAGCTATAAGTCGGGAGATGAAAGTAAAAGTACGTTTTGGACAGGTATGCAGGACGTATTTAAAACCGCGGCTAATCACCCTTCTGCATTCTTTGGTGAATATATATACATAGAGTTTGTGGAAGAAGCTGCCCCTTTATTAGTTGGGGGGTTAGGTACGTTAGCCGCTAAATTTGGATTAAGTGCGGCTAAAACTTTACCTTCAAACTTAGCTAAAGAATTATCTAAAGAAGCTACAGAAAGCATAACTAGAAAAGTAGGTTTGACATCTGCTGCGGCTACTGATGTAGGAGAAAGTGTAGGAGCCAACTATGCGCAAGCATATGAAGAAGCGTATGCAACTGCACTTAAAATGGCTAATCAAGAAGCTGACACTTTAGAACTTAGTGGACAAGCAAGAGAAAATTTCTTAGCAGAACAAGAACAAGGTATGCGAGAGTATGCTTTAGGCTTAGCTATAAATACTTCTAACGTAGCTGGAGTAGCTACTTTAGCTAGTTTATTCGCAGGAGGTATGGCAGCAGACAAGTTATTTGTTGGGGGAAAAGTACCAGAACAATTTCAAGGGGTATTTAACGAACTAGCAAAACGTATATCTGAAGGCGGTACTATTACTGTTAAAGAAGGAGTTACCGAAGGGTTAGAAGAAGGCATTGTTACTGCCTTTTTACAAGGAGAATTATACCTTATAGATCCTTCTATTGAGGTTAGTGAGGAGGTCGGTGCCGCAGCTACGTTTGGAGCTTTAATAGGTAGTTCTGTAGCAGGTAGCGCCTACGGCTTTAGTAGCACAGGAGATTTTGTATCTAACATAGTTTTATACAACAATCCTGAAGCTAGAACAATATTAGATAGCGTTGGAGATTATGACGAACAAGGCTTATATGACGCATTAAACGACGCAGGATTACAAGATACAGTATTAATTAATGTTATGAATACTGCGTACGATGCTGAGTATACAAGCTCTGCCGAAGCTACCGATGCATTTGCAGGTACAGGGTTAGTTCCTACACAAGAAGATATTAATGCCCTAGTAAATTCTGGTATAGGTAGTAGCGAGGGAAATACCGATGCATTAATGGATGAATTAATAGAATACTGGACTCTTAATTTTGGTACTGAAGATGATACTGATGGAGATGGTATACCTAACAGCGAAGATGCTACTCCTAATGATCCTACAGCAACACAGCTTACTCCTGATGAATATGTTGACTATATAAACCAACAATCTCGTAACAATGCAGGTGTAGATGTAGATGGTAATCCCGCTCCTGTTGCTATTGTTTCTTATGACCCCGAAACAGGTATGTATATAATAGATTATGGCCCAATTGGCATAGATGGCGACCAACAGTTTCAAGTCCTTACTCCTGAAGAATTTTTTGCCCAGTATGCAAATACTTTAGAAGGTATAGCTGATGAAGGTGATGTTGACGAAGGTGATGTTGACGAAGGTGATGTTGATGAAGGTGATGTTGATGAAGAAAATGTTGATGAAGGTGATGTTGATGAAGAGAATGTTGATGAAGGTGATACTACCCCTCCTAGACCTTATTTAAACAATCAAGGGTACACAGTAACTACAAATCCTGATGGCACTCTTGTCATCACAGACAACGAAGGTAATACGATCCCACCTTATGAGGGTGGTTTTGATCGTGCTACTACATATAAACCACTTACTCTAATACCTCATCCAGATATAGAAGGTAAATACACATTAGTCGCGGCTGATGGAGAAACTTTGGGTGGTACTTATAACGAAGACGGCACTGCGTTTAAAAACCAGAGGGCACCTTGGGATGATAACCCTGATGGCGTTGCTCCTTATGATCCTTCTGATAATCCTGACATTGCTGAGGATACCGACCCTGATGTTGATGAAGGTGATGTTGATCCTGACCCTGTTGTTGATCCTGACCCTGACGCTGATCCCGTTGTTGATCCTGACCCTGATGTTGATCCTGATGTTGATCCTGATGTTGATCCTGATGTTGATCCTGACGTTGATACTGAAGGTTCTGAGTTTGTCACGCATCCAGAGTTAGATGCGGCATTGGTACCCATACTTGCGGCTATTGCAGATGTATTAGGTATTGGAGGCACACTAGAAGCAGCTATAGAAAGTGTAGCTACAGCTCTTGGCCTAGATATAGGAGATGTACAAGAAGCTGTTGATGATAATACAACTTTATTAGAAGACACTAAAGAAGCTGTTGACAATTTAGTGGAGGCGGGTACAGCGCGAGATGAAGCTATTGCAGCTATTGCTACACAACAAGGCTTAGATTTAGCGGCGCTTATAAAACTTTTAGAAACAAATGGCGAAGGGATTGTAGCTAATGCAACTGCTTTGTCAGAAATACAAACAGATGTAGATGATTTAATAGAAGCAGGTACAGCGCGAGATGAAGCTATAGCTGAGATTGCTAAACAACAAGACATAGATGTTGAAGCGTTAAAGAATTTATTAGGTGACAATGCAACTGCTATTAGCAGTATACAAGAAAGTGTAGATGATTTAATAGAAGCAGGTACAGCACGAGATGAAGCTATAGCTGCTATTGCTGAACAACAAGGTTTAGATGTAGAAGCATTAACTAAACTACTCAATGCAAATGCTAAATCTATTACGGGCATTCAAAACACACTAGACGCTATGATCGAAGATGACGTAGCTCGTGATGAAGCTATAGCTGCTATTGCTGAACAACAAGGTTTAGATGTAGAAGCATTAACTAAACTACTCAATGCAAATGCTAAATCTATTACGGGCATACAAACTACGTTAGACGGTATGCTCGAAGGTGACGTATCTCGTGATGAAGCAATTGCAAGTTTAGCAGCTCAACTTGGCACAGATGTAGAGTCTTTAACTGAACTACTTAATGCAAATGCTACATCAATTTCAGGCATTCAAACTACGTTAGATGGGATGATTGAAGATGGTGTTGAGCGAGATGAAGCTATTGCAGATTTAGCAGCTCAACTTGGTACAGATGTAGAGTCTTTAACTACTCTTTTAGAAAATAATGCAAGTGCTATTGCTGACGTAGAGACCGCTGTTGGGCTAACTGCTGACGCTATTGCTGATGCGCAAGAAGACATTGATACATTAGTAGCGGCTGGATTAGATAGAGATGAAGCTATACAAGCGGTTGCTGACCAACTAGAAATAGATGTAGAAGATTTAACCACTGCTATTGGAAGTGTTGAGACTCAAGTAAGTGAACTAGAAACTACCATCCTAGACAGGATGAAAGAATACGAAGATGCAGGTATAGATAGAGACGATGCACTTGCACAAGCAATAGATGATGTATCTGCCGAGTTAGGAACTACTAAAGATGATTTACTTACTCAGTTAGGAAAAACTGAAGAAAATATACGAGAGGACTTTGAAACTCGTTTTGAAGGTGTTGAAACCCAAGTTAGCGAGCCCGAAACTAACATATTAGAAAAATTACAAGAAAACGAAGCTGCGGGTATAGATCGTGATGAAGCTTTATCTAAAGCTATAGCTGATGTATCTGCTGAATTAGGCACTACAGAAGAAAATTTATTAAATGCATTAGGCACTACAGAAGAGAACCTACTAACTAGATTCGACGAAGGTTTGGCGGACTTAGGGCTTGATATAGAAACAGTAGCTAATTTTGTAGGTAAACCTGCTAGAGAAGTAACTGATTCAGATATAGATTTTGTAGCTTCTATAATTGCAGAACAAGAAGTGCTTGCTGATCCGACTTCTTTTGTTCCAACTGACCAACAATTACAGTATGATGTTAACAATGACGGCTTGATTGACATTAACGATCAAATTATGCTAGAACAGTCTCTAGCAGGTCAAGATGTTGTGTTTGATCCTGACTCGCAGTTTGCAGCTACAGGATTATATGCATACAATGACGAGATAGCTAGACAACAACGGGAACAAGAAACTAAAAGGCAAACTGATTTATTTACAAAAATAGATGAAGATAGAAATAAAGCCAATGCCCAAGCGTTATATAGAGATATTTTAGGGGCTTCTGATTTAGAAGGACGGACTGTGACTTCAACACCCGCAGCTCCCGCTAGAATAGACTATTTATATGATATAAGTGGTGATAGTATATTTGCTACACCTCAACAAGAACAGTTGTTTGCTTCACCTTACGGAAGAAGGGCTGTCCAACAACCTACGCAGCAGCCTGTACAACCTACTAGGTTAGCAGCAGCAAAAGGTGGACTGCTTAGAAGAAACGATGAACTATTAAGATTACTTGGAGAAGACTAATGAGTTGGTGGGAAACTTTTGTAGAAAGTGCGAAAGCAGTTGGAGGAGATATAGCTGATTTTGCTAGTTCTGAAAAAGGGATTGCTACACTTGGAGGTTTAGGTCTATCTTATGGCTTAGACAAACTAGGTTTAACTACCCCTCAAACGCCTAAAATTGGATACCAAGGCAAAATACCTGAATATCAAGCTGTGCGTGAGCGTGTAGAAACAGATCCAAATCGTAGAGTGGGTGGGCAAAACCAAAGATATTTTAGTGATATGCAGTATGCAAAACGCCCTGACACTCCTCCACCTAGCGTAGCTGAAGCGCAAGCAAAAGCAAAGGCTCAAGCTGCTCAATTAGCACAACAAAATTTACCCCCTACAGGCATGGCTATGGGAGGTATTGCATCTGCTAACAAAGGTTATTTTTTATT